GCTGACTCTTTCTCGGCATACAGCAAGTCTGAGCTGTCAGTGACTGGGTACTTGACTGTGTACGTATCTGTTTCGGCCAACCAACCGCCAGCTGTTGAGTTATACGTAGACGCCGTTTCGATGGTATAGCTGTAATCTTGGTCGTCTGCGTTGCCAAGGGTTCCGGTCGAGTCTAGCAGGTTACTTGCGTTATCTACAAAGTTGCTAGGGGCGCTGTACTCAACAGTAAACTCGTCTTTACCCGCGACCTTGCAGCGCACTTGCAGCTTGACGCCCCAGTTCATCTGCCGCACAAACAGGCCCGCAGACCGCTTGTTGACATCCCACGCAGCCCTTTGCGGTCCTGTGGTCTCTGCAACGATGACTTTGCGGTTGACGACAAACGCAGTGTCTACAACTAGCTGGGCTCGTAGGTCTGCGCGGCCTGCTTCGTAAGCGCCTAACGAGCTGCCTAGGTAATTTCGGGTCGCTTGCGTGACCGAGTACGGGGTGCTTTGCGTCGTGTCACGGACAAGGTAGGACGTGCCATCAGCATCAACGACGTTGACCTGCCCCTTGCCGACCACTGCAAAGTATTGCTGATCGGCGCCCGCAACGTCCTGCCTGTCGTAGGCGATGAGCACTGAGTCAGCATCTGCATTCGCGCTGAACTGGTCTACGTGCTCAGTCGGCCACCGCTTGCCTGCACCCTCAACGGCTGAAAAGTACACGTTGCGGGCGTCACGAGCTTGCGTAGGGCTGCGCTTGTCCTCAGGCTGCTGGCTGATACCACCAAGCAGGTTCGATACAAGTTGGCCTTGCGTGCTCATGTTCCAGGCGTGCGGTTAGAGAAGGGGTTGTTACCAGAGTGCGCGGTGGTGCCGCTGTACTCGTTACCTCGACTAATGCCAACCTGCATGTCAGGGGCGTCGAAGATCGAGTAGTCACCAACATCAAGATCAACGTCAAGCAGCAGCCGGCGTGCGTCCATTTCGTCTTGATACAGCGAGCGCAGCGAGTCGCTAGACCCAATGTGCTGTTCGTAGTAGCGCCGCGCCGTGCGCTTGGTGACGTAGTTACGCGCCTCGTGCGGCAGCTCGTCCCAGTCAAAGTAGAGAACGACCGTGCCGCGCACAGACTCGTCAATCTCGTATGTTTGATCCTTGCGGTCCCACACAAATCCGCCGCGTACTAACTGCCACGGCTTGTCAATCGGGTTGAATCGCAGGTAGCGCGGCGGCACGGCAACCTTGCCGCTTACTTGCGAGGCCTCAAGAACGACCTCGTACTCTGTGTTCCAGTCCCAGCCTTCGGCTAGAACCTCACGTTGCACGGTGTCGAGGATGTTGACAATGAGACGCGCTTCCGGGGTGGTGTTAGTGTCAATCTGGTTGACCGGCATTTGCCCAGAAGCCGAAAGGCACTGGTTTACCGCTTCAATCTTGGTGAGTTGTGCGCCCATGTCAGTGTAGGTAAAGGCCCCTCCCATCTGTGCGGCAGACAGGAGGGGCCAAGTTAGGTAGCGAAGCTCCTACCGGAAGGCAGGAAGCTGGATCAGTCCGTGATGATGATCGCAGACTCAGGGCGCAGGATGCCCGAACCTTCGACCGTCGTGGCCGACACAAAGTCAGAGCGGTACTCCGCTTTGCGCTGGCGCTCAACCTGAATGCCGCTGCGACGGACAGTGCCGATGCAGGAGCTGTGGAAGGCAAGCGCCTTGACCGCCGAGAAATCACCGCTGTAGGTGTTGTACGTACCAGCCTCTTGGACCGAACCCAGGTCGGTCTGCGGGAGGTGGTTGCTGTACAGCACCTTGAAGCCCATCGAGCGGTGGAGACGACCAATCGCGGCGTTGCCGGCCTGACCGTAAGTGGTGTCCGCGTGGATGAACGGCGAGTCCGGGGCAGCGACGGCGGCGAAGTAGTCGGCAGGCGTCATCACAAGGCAGATGTCCTCAATCGGAACGTCGGCTTCGACGAGCTTGGCGACGGCGCTGGCAATGGCCGTGAACGAGGCTTGGGCTTGACCCGTGGTGCCAAAGACAAAGCCAGAGCCACCAACGCCAACAGACGTACCGGCTTTGGGCTCACCCGCCTGCGTGGCAGTAAGGGTCGAAGAAGCCTGCGCGGCAAGGGCCACGACCTGCATAAGCTGCTTGTCACGCTTGGCGGCAAGAGCCCGACCAAGTTCAACCGCAGTCTTGCTGGCGGCGTCCCAGTGGTTCGTAAGGCGCTCCCAGTCTTCAACAAGGGCCGGCGCAGTAAGCGGACGGTCAATGAAGATTTCACGCTCGCCGACCTCGATGTTGTTGAGGTAGCCCAGCGCCGGGTCAAGCATGTTGTCGCCCCGCGCGTGGTACTTAGCAGCGGCCCGCCCAAAGACAGGGAACTGGAACGACTTACCAGACGAGACCGTCATCGACTCGATGAGGCCTTCCATGATGTTGAGTTCGTCGAAGGTCTCCAGCACTTTGCCGGAAAACATCTTCAGGAACAGTGCCCGATCATCGCCAGCCAGGTTGGCTTGGCCGAATTGGACCGGGGTGGTTTGACTAACCATATCTAATTAGGTTGGTGGAAGAAAGAAAAGTAAGGGTGCAAACAGAGTTGGAGAATACTCGGCAGGCATTTACTTCTAACGTCCTCGGACTTATCCACCGCAGTGGGTCCGCTGTCAGACAGCTTTGCTCTAGCGTCGTATTGGTCAGGAATCAGGCAGGGTACTCGACTTCGAGACCCATCAGCTCAACGGGACCATCAACGCAAAGCGCAATTGCGACAGTCTCGCCTTCAATCGCCGTCAGCGTCATCACCACGTCGTAGTAATCGCCGTCAGCCGCGCCTCTGCGGTAGGCCCTAACAGAGCCAGCAAAGTTAGCGCCGTTAGTTTCAAACGACGGAATTGCTACGCCATCGAGCCTAAGTTCTGCACGAGCAAAAGACGTAAGGGTGGCGCCAAGTTTGCTAACTGCGGACGCCCGTTGGACGCCAACATAGGCAAGGTCAGTGGCCGTCGCATCGCCGTCAATTTTGTAGGAAAACCGAATCAGCGGATCAACGCCAGCTGCAAAGCTGGTTTGAGCCTCGTTCGGCTTGTTAAAGATGGTGTAGGCAGCGGAGTCCTTAATTTTAAGGACATCCTTGGTCATAGCCGACGCCAGAGCAATAGTGTCAGACATATCTATTTGGATTGGGGTTAGTGGATTCACCGCGTGCCATACGTGCGGCATCGCGTTGCTTGTTGACCCGCCGCTCTGCGACAGGAATAGAGACGCCGGCCGCGCCGATGGCTGCTAGAAGAAGGTTCATCAAGTGATTGCCTGTAAGCGGCACTTGACCCGCAGTCATCAACGCTTCGTTCCGCGTCTTGATGGACTCCCATAGGGATTCGAGGTCTTCTTGGGAGGAGTCCCCGATGCCTTTGATCTCTTGGGCGAGGTCGTTCTGGGCTTGCCGGATTGCGGTCGTTTGGGCTTGTGCATCTTGTGTTTGGTCGTTGAGAATAGCTTCAACGCGGTTTTGGTAGTCAACCTGGGCAGCAGCAAGGCCGTCCAGACTGGCTTCTTGGATGCTGGCTAGACTACGCAGGTCACCAGGCGTGACGCAGGCAACCACTAGTAGGGCCAGCACAACGGCTGCGGACACGTACTTCACAGGCTCACCGTTCCCCGCTCGACTGACTTGCGGAGTTTGTCCTGCACTTCACTGCGATATGCAGGTGACTTGTCAAACCGCTCGTCTGACATAGCAGCGCGGAACTCAGACTCATCAGCAAAATAGTTGATCGAGCCTTCACCGCTTTGCCCAGGCACCGATGCCATACCAATGCCGGCGCGAGCTTGTAGGCCTCGCATTGCCGTGATAACGACTTCGGGGTCCATGGAGCGTAGCTGCTGATTGGTGGCCTCAACGGCTTGCGGTGACATGTTCTTAGCCGCCCAGTTCAACGCATCCTGCATGGCATCAACACCGCCACACTCGGACGCACATTGACTGAGCACTTGATCGGCACGCGCACGCTGCCCAGCCAGGTACTCATCGGCAAACTGCCGGCTAAGGCCCTTGCCTTCAAACTCCTTGTAGTGATCTTCCGACCACTCCCAGTTGTTTTCCTGAAGCTCGCTGTACAGCTCTTGCCGCCGATCACCAGAAAATAGATCGGTAGGCGTGTTGTCCTGCTCAATCTTTAGCTGGTCAATCTGCGGCGTCTCCGCTTCCGCCGGCGCAGCCGGGTCAGAGGGTTCGCTAGGGACCGCTTCAGGCATTTGCCCTTCCGCATCGCGGGCCACTTCGACACTGCCATAGTCAGCGCCTTCTTCGTTAGGTCTAATTTGAGGTGCTTCGCTAGTTTCCATAATCAGGTGTAGAATCCACGGTAGGCGTCAGCCTTGTACATTGAGGTCTTGCTGTCTCCGTTGAGGAAAGTGTCAAGCCACGACTCGCCAAGGGCTCGACCAAGTTTGGCGTAGCCCGTCACGCTGGGGTGCGTTTTGTCGTCGCCTAGCCAGTCTAGGTCCATCTGGAGGCCGACCATGTGCGGCGAATTGTTGACAACCTGCTGCATTTGACCGTAAGCGGTGTCCACGTTAGCCTCCTTACCTTCTGCCCGGAACGGCAGCTGCTGCACGGTCGGCACGTACTTGATGTTCAAGTCCTGTGCAAGCTGGGTGTGGAAGCGGGACAGCGAGTCACCAACAGTGTCCTTTGGGAACCCGCGATTCTCGTAAACATCATTAGCAGAAGCCCCGCCAACAGTAGCCGCGTTGTAGGTCAGACCCGCGTCGTTGTTGCCCAGCATGCAGAAGTGGCCGGCGATGTACGGGTTGCCGCCGCTGTTGAGCGCATCAAGCGCCGGCTTGCAGTACATATCCCACCACTGGAAGTACATGGGCGTAGTCGTGCCAGCAGGTGTAAGATCCGCAGGGTCGTAGTCTGGATGCCACGAATACACACCAAACCCCGCGCCACCAAGGCCAGTGGTTAGCGAGACCTTGGCGAGGATCGTTTGAGTGCGGCCAAGGAAGATGAAGTTGATCGGCTTGGCGGCACCGCTAGTCTGAAAGCGCCCGTACAGGGTTTGGGCAAGCGTGTGTAGCGCCGTGACGGAGCACAACTCTGTGTCGCTATCAGGGGCATTAGGGTTGGCTGGGTATGCGCGGCCCGACACTTGCCCCATGTAAGGCTGACAATTACGCCAAGCAGCTGCGCCTGCCTCGCCGCCTACAGCTCCGCGCGGGCGCACATCAGAGTTACTGCTAGTCTCAGTATAGACACTTAGAGGGCTGCTACCGCAATACCGACCTGTCTTTGCATTTGACGCTGTAGTTGAAAACGCGCCAGATGTCTGAACGCTATTCCACTCCGAGTCTGCTTGATCCCACCAAAGCCACTGGTCCCAATACTTGGCGATTGACTGGGCGTCAGCCGGGGCAGTGTTGTTAGCCACAGGCGGCATATACCCATACAAGGGGCGATCCTTTACCGGCAGTACAACGTCGTCACGGGCGTCATGCGCTTTGTTGAAACCTTCCGCGATGCTGTCGCCAGTGACAAGAAAGACAACTTCATCTGAGTTGCCCATCTCGATAAAGCCTTTGCCGGCGTCATCAAGAAGGAACTGGGGAGGGTGTGCCATAGCTGATTATTGTTGTTGCTGACGCTGTTGCGCCGCAATGACTTGTCCGGCAGGACCGGCGACAGAAGAAAGGACTTGTTGCTGTTGCGCCATTTGCATTTCCTGCTGGATCTGCTCCTCGCTCTTGATGATGGAATCAGCATCAAGGTTCAAAGAGGTAGCAACGCGGGTAAGGACGGCGCGGGGGTTGAAGTATTGGGCGGCCTCTTGCGGGCCGAGAAGTTGTTGGCTAATTTGTCCCATCGTCAACAGACGGTTCGCTTCATGACCTCGACTAATAGCTTCGAGGCCCGTGGCGATGATCGGCTCTATGCCTTTGGGCAGTTTGGGGACATCTGGCCGATCCGTGATCTGTGAGAGGATGTAGTGGATAATCGGCTTCTGGACGTTCTCGGCCAGCGAAGAGTACACACCACCTAGCGCATCCTCGATCTCCTGAATAGTGCTGCGGACCTCTTGGGCCGTAACACGCTCAGCGTCCCGTTGGTTCGCCATCAGGAAGATACGCATAAGGCGCTGTTCAATCTGCATTGCCCGCTGTTGGGCAACCGACAGGTCCAGCGCCTTGTTCATCTGGAGGACACCAACGTCGTCGATGTTGCCCTGCTTTACTGCCCCATTCGGGCTAGTGGCAATCGTCTGAGCGCGGATGCTGGCACCGGGCTTGACAAGAATCAGCAGCTTTGCGGCAGCCAAGGCAGCCTCTGTGATACTGCGGCTCAGGGCCTCAAGGGCAATCAGGTCCCCGTCGTACTCCTCAACAAACGAGCTACCATAGCTTGTGCCGCTAACTCCGTTGAAGCGCAGCGGGATGAGAGGGAGGCGCTTAGCCGGCAGCACACGCAGAGAGCCCGGCACAGCCACCCCTTCAACCTCTTGCCAGTATTTGAACTGGCCGTTGTCTTCAAGGCACGCGCCGCTGTACAGGGCAAGGTTCTTGTCACCCTCACTGGACGGCGACGTACCTTCTGGCAATCCGTCAGGGAAGTAGCGGGCCGCCACCTCTCTAGCAACGTGCTGCTTGACGACGACCTTGATGATGTTGCCCTCAGGGTCGCGCTCAACGATGTACTTGTGCAGGTCCACAAACTGCGGGCCGCGCCTCTTGTCCACCATGATAAGGCCGTTACCCGTAATGAGCAGGTGCCTCAGGCATTCAGACATCACGGGGCGCCAGCCTTGCGTTTCAAACGCCTCGCGTCCCGTCTCCTCAATCAGCGACAGGTTCTTCTCAATCTCCGCACGGCCCGCTGCGGCGTCTTCTGCACCAAACTCGGCAACCAGCTGCCGCTCCATGAACGGGTCAATTGCTAGACGATAAAACGGCAGCTGGGTCGGGAACAACGACAGACCTAGCTTGGACGCCAGCGTGTTGACTCCTTCAGCCCCGACGCTTTGATAGTTCTGCGGTAGACGGTCACGACCCGTCTCGTCCCGGCGAAATACAGCGGGAATCGTCAGAACACTTGACCTGATTCCCCGCTCCTCGAACTCCGACCGCGCCGAAAGGCCGACAGAGTAATGATGTTGGAGCGTCTTCATGTCACACGTTCACGTTGGGGATTTGCATGCGGAATCGTTTAAGAACACCACCAGAAGCTGCTGACGCTTGCTGCGCTTGCTGTGCTGCTTGGCTGCGCCCCACCCTTTGAGCAGGCTTAGGTGCCGGGGGAGGGGCTGCCGGTGCGGGCGGCGGCGTCGGCGGCGCTTCGATCTTCGGGGCGAAACACATTGTGCGGCTCAGGGTCAGGTTTAAAGGGGTGTCCGATCATGTCGTCGAGAGCACTCAGCACTTCCTGCTGCCCAGCTCGCATGCCCAGCAACCACATCATCTGATGGGCCTCGTCTGGAACCGACAAGTCGTGAAGCGGCCTAATAGGAAACCGCTCGTTGAGGTCTTTGCGAAGTCTTCGTAGGACAGATTCATCCATAGTATTAACCATTAGGCAAATTCAGGCTGCCACAGCCTAACTGTGTCCCCTTCGTAGTCACTAGCGTGGAGGATTCTAGCTACCTGTGCGTTGACAAGCGCCTCGGCAGCATTGCTCTTAGCCTTCTCGAACTGCGCGACAATCCCAGCCCACACATCACCGAACTCAGCCTGCGCGATACGGCCAGGGGACTTGACGAGCTTGTCTAGGATACGCGGGGCCGTCTTCTCACCTACGCCAGGGCACCCCAAGTAGCCGTCCACGCGGTCACCCATAAGGGTTTGCACCATGTGGTGATAGCGAGCTTGCTCCGCATCTACAGTGATGTCATCAACAAACCCGACACCCTGACGGTAGCGCAGGAAACGACCAGGCACTGTTTTGAAATCCTTGTCGTGGCTGATGATCGTCGTGGGCTCGTCGCTAAGAGTCGCCTCAATCCCAATCAGGTCGTCGGCCTCCAGCGTCTCAACTAGACGAGCGCGGGAGTCCTGCATGGCCCAGTCTTTGAGGCGGCCAAAGCACATAGGCCGGCGGGTGCCCTTGCGATGCTCTTTGTATGACGGCAGAATATCCTTGCGCCAGTTCTGCCGGCTGCTGAAAAACACAAGGTACTCGTCAATCTCAGCTTCCTCAAGCAATCCATCAAGGTTGCGGGTGTAGCTCTCCTTGCACTCATCGTAGTCTGCAAACAGGACGTGGAAGTCGTTACTAAAGATGACCTCCTTCTCGTTTGCAAGGGTCACCATGTACAGCAACATGTCGCCATCAAGCAGTGCTTTCATCTTAGTGCGTGTCGAGCCAGTTATCCCCAAACACTACATCGCAGCGCAGGGGTACGTTTAGTTTGAGCGCCTCAACCGTTCTCGCGTTTGCCTTCTCGACGGCGCGTGTGAACGGTTCGCGCATTCCTTTACGTAGACTACCTTGCATCTCATCGTGAACATGCAAGTGTGGCACATAATCTACACCCCACGTAATGCCATGCTTCGGCAGCTCCTGCTTTAGGTAAACAGGCATCCATCGCATACACACAGAGCCGTCCATTTGCAGTTTTGTGTTAAGCAGGCTGTGCGTACTGCGGACACCTGCACGGCGACCATCAAGGCCTAGCACACCACCGTACTGTTGCGCTTGGCGGGTCAGGTATTTAAGCAGCGACGACATACCAACGATGCCGCTGTTAAATGCCTTCTTGATCTTGCTGCCCAGCAAACGGCTGCCGCCATTCATCGCGCCCAGCTTGTCCACGCCGCAACCGTAGAGCCAGGCGTAGCCAGAGGCTTTTACCTGATCTCTCGTGCTAGTCACGCCCATCTTTTGTACGGCTTCAAGGTACAACATGTGGATGTCCCCTTTGTCTACAACGTAGGCGTACTGCCCCTTGTCGTATTCAGCCAGTGCATTGCCCAGCATCCTGTGCTCAAGGCCGCCTTGGTCCCAGCCGGCGTATTCAAACTCGTCGCTGTCAGTCGGCACAAACATAGCGCGGATCTCTTTACCCCAAGGCTTACGCACGCTTGTCGGGTTGCCAAGGTTAGGCCGAGAGTGACTGCTGCGGTGCGTGATGGTGCCAATGTGCAGCGTGCGGTTGTGGATCTTCCCCTGCTTGGCGCACTTCATGTACGAATAGTTACCCGTCTCTAGCGTGCCAATCCGCGCCTTAACGATGTACAACTCGGCAGCCAGCTTGGCTTCTTGGTACACGTCAGCTAGATCCAGCATGACATTCTCAACCATCTGAGGGTCGCCCTTAGCTGTGTAGTCCGTAGGCACCCACCCGTACTTGTCCATCAAGCGGTTGGCGAGCTGTATGCGACTGCCAGGCTCAAAGGGGATTAGCTTGTAATCCACCATCTGCCCTTCCTCGTTGCGGCGCTGCGTTCTCTTGCCCGTCTTCTTGTTGATCTTGTAGAACTCCTTGCGGGCAGGGAATGCGCTACGCAGCTGGTCCTCTAGCTCAAGCTGGCGGGGTCGCAGTTGGGCAAGCAGGTTGTCGCAGGCCTTCGAGTCAAACGGCACACCGTTGCGCCCCATCGTCTCAAGCATGTCCGCAAACTCCACCTCCACCTGCGCCGTGGTCATACCATCAGGTGCTGTGTACAAAGGCAGCCGCTGCTGTAGCACACGATACAGGTGCAGGTTAAGGCGCACGTCTTGCTGGCAGTACGTCAGCATGTCCTGCGAGAAGGCTTCCCAGCCGCCGTCGTAGTCCCCCTTGTTGTCGTCCAAGCGGTGCCCCCAACTGCCAAGGGAATGTGCTCCGACAAACTTGCCAGGCAGGCGCCCGCTTTCAACCAAGGCAAAGTCGCGCTCGCGCCGGTCACTGAACACAAGGCGAGACCACACTACAGTGTCGCGTACTTCCTTGTCCTCGAACGTGTACCCGTACAGTTTGG